CATTTCAATCAAGGATACTAAAATTACTTATCAAAAGTACTTTCAGAGAAACAAAAAAAACCGCTCAGTTTTTGAGCGGTTAAGTGTAATTAAATTTTGAAAGCCTTTCTATGCTTTATTTTTATTTTGCTGTAATGAGCCCATCAGGCTCTACAGTAAATGACTCTTTATCTGCCAGCCTACCATCAGGCAATAGGAGATAATAGCCTCCATTATATGGGACAAATGTGCTAGATTTCATGTCCCCGTTTTGATCGTCAAGATAGTACCATTTCTCATACCACTTGACCCAACCTATCTGCATTGCACCATCACGGTTGAAATAGTACCATTTTTCATTGATTTTCTTCCATGATGTGGCCATGTAACCATCCTTGTCAAAATGGTACCAGTGGCCATCTGTGTGGTGTAGCCATTTGTCAGAGTACATATAACCCGACTCATCAAAATAGAACCATGATTTATTTTCTTCAATGTACTCAAATTCACTCTTAGGATATGAGCCGTTAGCTCTAACATACCAGTAACCAGTGTCATCCTTTTGCCAACCTTTTTTCACTTCTTCTGGTTGAGCGTTTGGATTGGTCAAGCGGTAGATATAGAAATAAGGTTGCCCTGCATAATACCAGCGCTCGTCATGATTGTTGATTGAGATACCATTATAGGCATAATTGCAATGAATGATGTTGTCAGAGTCAATGAACATACCCGTATGTCCGAACGCTCCAGCACTTGCTCCACGCTTGCCCCAGATGAAGATATCTCCACGTTGAGCGTTGCATTCGGTATTTTCAGCGATAAGCTCATAACCGTTCTTAATAAGCCAGTCGTGCATATATTCAGTATTTACTGCCCAACCAGCAGATGAAGCCCCAGCACTCCTTAAAGAATAATACATAGCTGATGAGCAGTCGTAAGAGTCATCTCCGTCTCTATATTCCATGTTATAGGACACTTTGCCCTCTCTAGCTTCCATCCATGCTATAGCATTTTCAATTTTAATTGCCATTTAGATTTTCCTTTTCTAATAAAAAAGAGAGCCTACTAGGCTCTCTGTGTTTAATCTTCGCTAGGCTCTGTATATGTTAGAGCTCGCTCACTGTCTGACACCCCTGATGTAGTAGGGTCAGAAACAACCCCAATCAATACAAGCAATGTAAGAGCCGTATTAGCTACATCACTGATATTGTCAGGCAACTTAAAGCCTAGTTGTTGCGCCAATAAGATTGTAGTGGCAACGATAGCGGCAAGAGTTGCCTTATTCTTAAAGCGTAGTTTCCAGTTAATTTTCATGTTAATTCCTCACTTCTAATTGTATGTATTTATTGTAGAGGCTATCAATGTATCCGTTGCCTCCTAATTTCTTGTAGCTATTGTGCATTTTGTGCACAATGTCTGACTCATGGATTGTTGTATATCCACGATTGATAGCAGTAGTCATGTCTCTCTCAAGTCTCAGATACATTGTGACTAGATGAGCCTCGTCATGTACTACTAGCTTATCGTTGACCTCGCTTATTTTTCTGTTGTTGTCCTTGCCAACTTCTTGAACTGTCTCAACCGCTTGCTGGATACTTCCTAACTCGCCCTTGAGCTCATTAAACTGTTTCTTGTTCAAGTCGCCTGACTTACTAGCTCGCATACCAAACCAGCCAGTAGCGATGACACCAATAGTAGGAGCAAGTTGAGCAATAGCGTGTATCAATTTTTCAAAAATTTCAAGCCATGTCATAACCTCCCCCTTATCTAATCAATACGAGGCATGACCACGGTCAAGACACCTTGTCTGAGCATATCAGCAAGATCTTGCTCTTTGTATGTATAGCCCTCAGACTGTTGCATTTGGAACTTAAAAATAGTTTGTGTGCCCTTTGGCCATTTTGGATTGGTATCAAACGGATAAGGCATAGCCACAATATCGCCGTTGTTGTATCTAGTCCCTTTTGATAATGGTTTGATGAAAGCAGCAACCTTATTATAGGTATGAGTTGGCATACCTCCATTTTGTGAAATTGCAAGAGCAATTAAAACCTCTGTAATTGCTGAAACAGTATCAAGATTTTCTTTTGTTTCCGTTGCAGCTTGCTCAGCTTTATCTGCCACCTCTTTATTTTTTTGCAGTTCTTGATTTACCTTGCTAAAGCGTTCATTCTCAGCACGCTGTGGAAAGTTTTCTTGATAGATAACATCTAGGGCAAGATCAAGCAATTCTGTATTGGATAAGCTGATTTTGTCCGCCGGTAGCAAGACAGGTACAACCGCACCGCTTGAATTGACTAGCGTAACCTTAGTAGCTGATGCAACACCGCTCCCATCATATTCTTGTGATTTTGAGCCGTATTCTAATTTCATATAACTCCTCCTTTTATGGTTATTATCTTCTATTTAATGTAGGTTTTTTTACGTTTTTAAGGGTATGGATCATTTGTAATATAAGTTATCGTGCCCGTCCAATACTTATTGCCTTGAGCTTTACTCGTCAAACGGATTTTACCATCTGAGGCAAGATGTAAGATAGCTGTGCCTGTTGCAATTAAATCAGAGAAACCTTGTAAAACGAAATTGACCTCTTGCGCTGGTCTAAACCCAGCGGGTATTGTTTCTTTGAGTTCTCGATAATCAGAAACCGAGTCAATATTTGTGATTTTTCTTTCTGTTGAAATTGTGACAAGATTGCCATTTCTTGTTACGTTACCGTTGATAAACCAGCCCAGCTCAATCTTTCTTGTAACGATTTTCTGCATGTCATCTTTGGTAGCAATCTCTTTCCATTGAGACGGACTCCATCTACTGTTATTGTTGTAAGTCCTAAAGAAAAATCTATTTGTTGTTAATCCTGTGAAAAATTGCACACCTTTCCAACTGTCAAGCCAATAATTTTGGAAGAGTCCCCAATCATTGCCAGTAGGGTTATCACCGTATTTGCCAGTTCTCCATCCAAACTCAGTCCCTTGTTTATTCCAAACATCGTCCCATTGAGCACTACCTCTACTTAGACCTCCATCATTATTAGTTAGCTTATACTGTTGAATAGGATTGTCATTAGCAAAGATGTCACCCTTTACATCCAAAGCGCCACGTTCACGGATTTTGTTTACTCCCACACCAGAGCGATCATAAGAAAAGACTACACTCTCTGTGGCTACATTGACCATGAACTCAGTACGAGTGAATTTGTCCTCAAGTATCCCAATTACAACCCATGACTGATTAGCTAGATAGTTACCAGCAAGATTAGCCTGAGAATTGACTAAACTTGAAATACTAGACCAAGTACCAGTCGCTTGACCGTTATCAACCGTAAAGGCATTGGTGCCAAGCCTTGCAACCTTGAAAGTCAGCGTCATTGTGTTTTTCTGACTTCCTGAGACAGTCAAAGGCGCTATCTTGGCGTTTCTAGTGACCGTTAATGTGCTAGAGGTTGAGCCTGTTCTTGCTATGCTAAAGCTCAATGCTGGTGCAAAATACTCAAGCACGGTTACAGATACCTCTCTACTATCAGACCATCTGCCACGGCTATCTGATACGCTTGCTCTGATTTTGATTGTTCCGTTATAGTTCATAATACCAAGACTGCCACCATTTGAGCTGGTTGCTTGGTTTTTGCCTACAATTTCAGCACGGTATCCTGTAATGGATGAGCCATAGGTGCCCTTTGCACCATTGAAAGACACTTTGATATTAGAGATAACCTGAATAAACGTATTCCCACTTGAGATGAGGTTTTGCGCTGCACCATTTACATCTGAAAGTGTGACACCCGAAAAAGTAGGTTTAATATTTGCTGGTACGCTTGCTGTAAATGTCGTTGACTGTGTGCCTGTCTTAGTAGATCCTGAGTAAGTATCTACATAGATTGTGCCTGTTCCACTTGCTGAGTTAGGTATATCATTAGCAAAGTCAAGAGGGATCGTCCACGCTGTGGATGTGTCTACATTGCTTGCAATCGTCCCTGACTTGCCAGCCCACGAATAGCGCACAGTGTGCTTGAAGCTCGGATTTTGACGGTTGATATTGATAGTGATTGTACTACCAATGACGCCAGCACCCGCTCTCACAGAGCTTGAACGTGGGATGGTAGTCAAAGTGAATGAGTTACTACTGAGCGTTAATGTTCCAGGCGACCATCCACCACCTCCGCTAAACGTAGCGGATAAGCTAAACGTTTTTTTGCCATCATTTTCATGTCTGATTGTTACTGTTCTATCAATCAGCATAATTGAGCTATTTTGACTCAGCATTGATGGACGGCCTGACCAACTCAAGGTCTGACCATCTACTGTTACTGAGGCAGAGCAGTCATAATCTGAGAAAGTGTGAGCACCGTTTGTCAAAGCAAGTCTTACTCTGACTTGACTGCTATTATCAGCGGTATTTTGGGATACTTGATCTACCCACAATCTGAGATAATAACTTCTATCATTATTTGACCAAAACTCAGCCATTACATACCTCCTACATATCTGATTACATTCATGTCTGGATTGAGATGATACTGTTCCTCTCTAAATCGTCCAATTTGCACGGTTTTAGAGAAAATACCATTTTCAATATGGATAACACCTTGAGAAATATACATAACCTCAACCCCTGCTGAATACATTGAAATCCGTCCGCTCGGACTAAAAAGCATACTGGATGAACCGTCATTTTTACCAATAACCAGCCCCTCATTTGATGAGCTCATGTAAGTATCAATGAAATTCCATCTATCGGATAATTCTCCTAAGTCTTTAGCGATGTTTGACACACGCCGACTAGCTGAAATTAAATCTGTTTCAGCTTGAGCTCTTGCCTCCTCGTTTGATTTGACAAAATCCTGATAAGCGCTTATCCAGTTATCAAGTGTGTCAGCACTTGCCTTGGCCTCAAGCTCAGCTTGAATAATACCAGCTTTCTCGTTTAGAGCGTTTAGTTGCTCTTGAGTGAGCCCTTGGTCAGCTTTAGAGTCTATATCCCTCTGAACATCTTCGGGAGCTTCTGAAAAATCGGTGGAGACTGTCCCTATCTCTATTTTTGGAAAGGCAATCCAAACAGTAGCAGCAGTAAAAATATGTAAAATCAACTCACTTGTAGCGTTTGAATCTTCTTTCCTTATCAACTCAATGTCATAGAATTTCCAATCTGTGCTTAATGATACTGGTTGAACACTACCTCTATACCCAGTTCTAGCTTGGAAAATCGTATTATTGACAGTAGATTTCGCCCAAAAACTAAACCGAACAGGTTTATTTTTCATTTCGTCAATGGTGCCTAAACGTGTATCACCACCTGTTCTAAACGTAACTTTTTGATTGTTCGGGTTCCCGTTGAAAGTAGATATAATTTTAAGAGTGTTAGAACCTTTAAATTTCTCATTTGTATCAATACTCAAAGCAAGCTGTCCTTGTGTTTGATCCCGTCCGTCATTTAAAAAGTAAGTTGAGTATTGCTCTCTTAGACTACGTTTGAATAGTGAATTAAGAAAGAGATTTCTTCCACCAACCTCAACTTTAGCCCATCTATCAAACCACTTATACATAGTTTTGTCAGTACTTCCTGACTCTTGCTCATCTGTGTAATATCCGTAATAACGCTGACCGTTATCAATAAATGATAGGCCAGAGCCGTCTGGATTTTCAGAAAAGGCAAAATGGATGTGAGATGATTTTCCTGGAGCACCTTTTGAGCCATCAAGCGCATTGATAAGCGTTAATTGCTCAGAGGCCACCTCTTTATTATCAATCCAGGCTGACACCGTCAAAACCATTTTTTGATTGATGTCAGAGGCTCTCACGGTGTATCTAGCGCTTGTAGACTTGATGACATCATCCACAGTCCAACGCCAGCCAGCATTGATGACCTTATTCCCTCTCATGAGGGTAGGTATCACAATCGTCTGACCTTGACCATTTTTAAAGGCTACACCGTTATCTGTTGCAAGCTTGATAGTGTAAGGCTTAGCCTCTTCTATCATCCTGTCTAGCTGTTGCTGAATACCCTGAGAGAGTCTATTCTCAAGCGCTTTTGCGTTTGAAAAAGTGGTCTTGTTATTTTTGGGATTGGTAAAGCTGATAGTTTGCTCAGATACCCTCATTTCAAGTAAGAGCGTAGGGCTAAAGCCGTCATCAAAGACCTTGACTGTATCTCCGATGTCTAAGTCAGCAAATCCCTCTGCCTCGTAAGTGACCGCTGGGTAGCAGTTCTTTTTGAGCTCACGGTAAGCGATAGAGCGGATGGTCTCAGGATTTTTACTCTCAACCGTCATGTCTTTTCTTGTCCACTGATCAAGCTCTCCAGTAGCATGAGTGAAAGTAGACGGGTACATCTGCATAGAGAGAGGTGCATAAAGTGCAGCGCCTGACTGATAGAACTCACGCTCACCCTTTGCATTGTTGACTGACCAAGCTCCAAGACCTCTGATGTCAATAACGTTTCCTTGGTCATCCTTACCAGTAGGGACTACAGTGTTATAGATACCTGTCTTGTCAATAGTCCTAGTGATTGTCTTGAGGTTTTTGCCGTACTCTAAGACCTTTGGACTGACTTGACCTACCCCTTGATGGTTGTCATCGTGTTCATGATATACATTGACTGTAAAGGACTTGATAGAGCTGTCAGCGTTGAGGCGTGTGTCAAACTCAATTTCAGCGTCAAATTTCTTGGCTAGACTTAATAGTCTATTGAGCTTGGTATCTGCACCCTCCCACTCAGCAGAAATTTTCTTGTCTGATACCTCGTTGATCCCGATTTTTAAGAAAGTATAGTTGAGCAAGTCCATAGCCTCGCAAAATTCCTTAAAACTCATGGCTTTAGGCGATTTGTAAGGGATAGAGTACTCATTGATAAGCTCAAGGTTTAGATTGATACCGTAACACTTGATGACTTTTTCATTCTCCTCAACTTTTCGGATAGTATGTAGGTAAGTTTTGCCTTTATACTGAAATGAGACAAAAGCCTTTTCATTGAGAGCATTGTAGGCTCTTTTCTGACCTGTATCTGAGATAATAGCCTTTTTAAAAACTGTGAAATCAAATATACTAGACCCTGTCTCAAGGTATCTAGTCCAGGTATCATTGAAATAGTTCAATGTATCTTGTTTTTCATTGTCCACAAATGCAACTTTTCGCAAATTTGAGTCATGTATTGTCAGTAACATTGCTTATAGATACCTTTCTTTAAATTCTACTGTGACTGTAGGCTTAGTCTTGACCCAACTTGAGCAATAGACCTCTAGCTGACTTTTCCCAGGGGGAATACTCAAAAACTTTGAGCCTTGGACAATGTCCACAATCTTCTCAATGCCATCTACTGTGACTGTGTCGTTCTCACTATTAAGTACAATATTTGAACCGATTGGATAGCGGTTAGGCACATCTCCGATTGCGGGCACAAAATCCTTACGATACATCAACTCATCAAGATACATGTGAGATACAATAGGCTTGTTATGAAACGCTCCAATAGTTGCATGGATTTTAGCTGATTTCCTATCCTTGATTTCAGGGATAATAAAAGTGTGATAAGAGCCGTTATAATAAACTTGTACCCTGTCATTGTTTCTTCTTAGTTCAAACTGACCTCTTTCTGAGCTGAATGGGTTTAGGCGTTTATCTGCTGTTCCTGTAAAAGTAAAGCATTTCAAAAAATCATATTTAGAATTAGAGTCAGGCCTTAATACGTTAAATTCACACCCTTGTCCATTTGAGCGTTTGAACGTTTCAACCCCATATAAAAATTGGCCATTACTGTCTGATACCGTTATCTTGATATAGCCATACTGTCCAGCATTTTCTGATTGAAAAACTTGCTTACAAAAAATGTAATCATTAAGTGAGCCTCTTTCGCCTGATGTGTCATCAGGTACGTCCCATGACATCCCTGTAGAGTAGTGACTAGCCTGTCCTTGGATTGGTTGCTCTCTCAATTTGATGTGTTTCCGTCCCCAAAGACTAAAGACCTCAGCTGTGCCAGTCTCATTCTCATTGGCAGAGTTAGAGTAGTTAGTGATTGATTTGTTTTTCACAGCTCTAGCAAAACCATCAGCGATTTTATCTCCTCTAAAATCAAGCAATACCTCAGAGCGCTTGACTATACCTGTATCAGCCTCCTCACGGTCTCCAATTTCAAGAGCTCCGCTAGTATTGACAAGGCCGATGTAACCATTTTCTGCGTTGTTCTTGACTTTTACAATAGGAAAAGCCTTGACATTCCCATCATTTGTAATGTCAAAGACAATTTTGTCCCTTTGTTCCTGACCGTTTTCAAAGCGCTTATAGGTTGAGCTATGAGCTACCCCATCAGGGATTAAAAGCTCAAACTCGCCCTTTTGAAACCATCTTGTCACGTTCTCCATGTCCACAGAGCCTCTGACAAGTCCCATGTAGTACTTATCAGGCTCATCTGTAATGATTACCTTGACAGCCTCTGAGGTGTTAAATACACCAGCCAGTTTGTGCTTAGCTGTTTCTAGTGTCATACCGTTTCCATATTGCATGGCAAACTTGACTTTGATGACTTTAGCGCCTGTTCTTACCTCTTGCAGGTTTACTCCCAAAAGTGGAGCGTCATTAGTAGTGATGTTGCGCTCATTTCCTACTGATCTGATAATTTCAATGATGTCAATGACCTCAGAGAGGTCAAATCCATTGATTGTGATTGTGTCATTATTCATTAGATAATCCCTCTCATCATGTTATCTAGCATTAGCTTGTCATTTTGATAATCAGTCATTGGTTGTCCGATTTTAGCAACTAGCGCACCATCATCTAACACCATATTCACAGGGCGCTTGACAGCCTCCTCGGCCACTTCAAGAGCTTTAGCAAGAGCTTTGTCAGCTTGGTCACGGATAACCTCAATCTGGCTTTTCTCAGCTCTCTCTGTGAGTGATTTTAGTTTAAATTGACTTGACAGTGTGCCATTACCTAGCCCTAGCAAATCCTCGGCTTTAAATTTGAATGCTGACATCTCTTTCTGCACATACGCTAGACTATCCACTACATCAGAGCTATTCTGTTCAATACCTACAGCGATACCTTGAGCAATATAGCGTCCGACATTGTCTCTGAATAGTCTTGATGGGCTGTGAATCTTAGCCTTAGCCTGTGCAGCTCTCTCGGCTTGAGCGACTAGCGCATTAGCTGCAGCCGTCACAGCTCCTAAAGCTGAATACATCCCACTTGCTAAACCTTGACCAATCATAGAGCCTACATAGCGCATAGTAGAGACGCCTCTCATTCCTGTAGCTTGTATTGAGCTGACCATGGATGACATAGCTGATGTAGCTGAGGCAATTCCTGAACAGATACCATTAGTCACGCCATTAGACACCCCTTGTCCAGCACGTTGACCAGCTTGAGTCATTTGAATTGATGACTGCAAGACCACAGTGACCATCATCATCATACTTGCTTGCACGGATGACAAAGCCTGTGTCATTGCTGAGCTGATTGCTGTAGCAAGTTGAGACATAGCTGATGAGGCTGACATAGCTGATGAGTTAATCATCTCTAGTGTAGAGGCCATCATAGTGGCTCCACTTTGAGCCGTCATCATTGCATTAGACAGAGCCATCAAGCCTGTTTGTAACATCATGACACTTGCTACTGAGCCTCCAAGGCTCGCAAATGAGCTCATGACTGATGTAGCAAAGGTGCTCATGGCTGTACCTGCCATTGTTAATGTTTCAGGAAATGTACTGAGGCTAGTGCTCAAAGATGTCAAAGCCGTAGGCAATGACTGCATAGCTACGCTTGCAAGTTGAGCCGATGTAGCTATCAACATCAGGCCTGTGCCTGCTTGTTGCAATCCAGCTCCAGCTGTAGCGATACCTGAGTTAGCAATAGCAGCTAAACCAGCTGAAACAACCGTCAAGGTGCCTGCAAGGTCAGCTAAATTTAGGCCTACAAGTATCTGAATACCCTCAGCCATCAACTTCACGCCTTGCCCTGCATTTTTAGCAGCGTTACCGATACTGTCAAAGATACCAGCTACACCGTCAAGCACATTACGAATAGCAGATCCAAAAGACTCAACTACACTACCAGCACTCTCTAAGATAGAGCTGACCTGTTCTCCAAAAGTTTTCAAGAGGTTGGACAAACTATCAATGATAGGGCTAACTTGACTGATTAGGTTATTAAACGCCTCTACCAAGGACTGGAGCACGGGAGCTACTGCCTGAACCATTTCAGAAATAGATGGCATAAATGGAGCTAAAGCATCAACAATTTGTACAATAGCCTGAGAGACTATATCGACGATTTGGACAAACGCCTCAGAAAGTATTTCAATAATAGGTGTCACAGCCGTTGCTATCTCAGCAATTCCTGAGCTGATTGCTGTTATAATCTCGCTAATCGCTGTCCCTAGTGCTGTAATCACTGGCGCTAACCCACTAAATGAGTCAATAATGGAGCTAATTGCTGTTCCCACAGCTAAAATCACTGGTGACATCATTGCAAATGATGAGGCTATAGTAGGGAGTACAGGTGCTACGATTACTAGCGCTTGAGCTAAGCCTTGGATAGCCATATTTAGGATAGTTCCAATAGCGGTACCTACACTAACAATAACATCACCTACAGCTTGTAGAATTGTTGCAATACCTTGTCCTTGAGTTCCCATCAAAGCAAATGCTGCTCCTAGAGCTAAAATAGGGACAGCCAGCGCTGCGATAGTTAAAGGATTGACCATAGATAGACCCTGACCAATCCCACGAAAAGCAGATCCTACACCTTGTCCAATCCCTTTAGCTACCGTAGCAATGCTTTGCCCTAAGCTACGGATAACTGTCACTATTTGAGACGATGCTGAGGAGACTGTGGATGTAGTGCCACTCAATGCTGATGTAGCTTTACTCTTAAATAGACCAAAAGGGTTGAACGATTTCAAAAAGTTAAACGCTTTGAAAGCGACAAGTGCTCCACCAATTCCAACTATCAAACCTCTCCAGACATCAGCACTAATTGATTTAGATAATTTTGAAATCCATGATACGATTGATGAAATAGCATTGACTACATGGCCTGCAGCCTCTCCTATTTCTTTCCATGGGATAGAGTCTGAAATCTTATCATACAAGTCAAGTGCTGCCTCTGATAGCTCCTTAAATGCTTGATAAGCGTTTTTGATTGCTCCAGTGTTTGAGAATGCCTCAAGGGCAAATTGAATGCCTGCAGCTAAATCTTGGATGACCTTATTTACAAGGATGATGATATTTCCAAAACCATCAGTGAAATTGTCAAAGATATTGATGTGACTTGTCAGCTCTTTAAAGACTGACATGGCTGTCACACCTATATCCCTGAGCGTGTCAGAAATATATTCAAATACTCCAATTTTATTAAAGACTGCAAAGAACTCTGAGACAGTCTCTCCAGCTTTAGCAAAGGCACCTGTAATAGTTGAGATAAACCCATCAATGTCAATACTCTCTAAAAATGCCCCTAGCTTATCAGCTACGCTGTCAAAATTGATTTTGTCTAAAGCGTCTGAAACCGCATTGACTGCCTTGATACCAAACTTGTTAAGTTTTTCAAAGGTTGGCATGAGCTTATTAGATAGGCTTTCCTTGGCACCATCTATGGCTTGGTCTACTGTTTTAAATTCTGTGGCCATCTTTTGGAAAGCGTCTGAGTTCCCTGCTCGATTTAGAGCGTCAAAGAAATCCTCAGTTTTAACTTTCCCATCTTGGACAGCTTTTACAAGGTCAGCCGTAGACATTCCCATCTCTTTTGCGACTGCAGCCATACCAGCTGGAGCCTGTTCCATCATAATCTTAAAGTCCATCCATGCAATCTTAGGCTTACTTGCCATCTGTGTTGCTTGAGTGGATAGTGATTTCATAGCTTGGGCTGGGTTTTCTGCTGAGGCTGCAAGTCCACCAAAGGCCTTAACCAAGCTCCCAACATTCTTAGTACCTACAGCGTCAAGCTGTGAGTAAGTACTAGCCATGTCAGAGGCTGAGTAGATTGTCTTAGTCGCAAAGTCTTGCATTTCTTCCTTTGCTGCCTTGATTTCCTCAGCTGAGCGTCCAAAGGCTTGGAGGTTTCCCTCAAAAGTTTTCCATGCTTTCTGAGAACTATTAAGCTCAGAGGTCATCTCACGGATACCGCTTGTAATAGTTCCAATCCCTGTAGTGAGTGCTGATCCAATTAAATTAGCACCCAGTACAGACTTGAATACTGAGCCCACTTTTGCCCCTGCACTCTCAAGGCCACCGAACATAGATTTTAGCTTACTAATACCTGATTGAGCATTAGATCCATCCATGTCAACCTTGATAGTTACTGAACCATCTGCCATTGTGTACCTCCTTTCTTTTAGTAGTCAAAATCTTTAGGTAGGGCATACTCTTTTTTTAACTTCCTCATGCTTTCCTTGTACCGCTTACTGTCCCCCTTTTGAGGTTTATAAGAGCGGATTTTGAGCACCTCAGAGAATTTCGTATCATCAGGGAGCCCATTAAGGAGGGCGTTGAATTTCTTCCAGTGTAGGCTGTTCTGAGCGTCTATGAGGTCAATGCCGTAAGCCTGTAAGAATGATGAGTAAATGTACTCAGCGTCATACTTTAGACTAAAGAGTCTTTCAGCGCTCTCTGTTTGACTCTTAGAGCGAATTTTGCTCTTGATAGGATTGCCTTTTAGGTCTAGCACTGGTGCCGTGTCTTTGGCTGGTATGACCCTGATGTGTTCCTCAAATATCATCTTAAAGATTGCCGTGGCTTGCTTAGGTGTTAGCGCCTGTGTGAAATCTACATCTGTAAAAATCTGTATAGCAAGATAGGGCTTATAGATCTCCTCAACATCCTCGTCATTGACAAGCTCAATGACTTTCAAGACTCTATTGAATGAGATATTCATAGGGTACACATCCTCATCAAGGACTAACTCATCAGTCAATTTCCTTGATAAATCTAGCATGTTAATCTCCTAGATATTTCTTGAGAGCGTCTGTATTGTTACGTTTCTCCCATTCTGAGATGACTCCAGTGATTGCCTCAAGTAAGTAGGCCATTGTGTCCACTGTGGACTCATTAGAGAATGAGTAGACCTTATCAAATGCCTCTGTGTCAAATAGCTCTGACCATGAGTCTTTTACAAGACCCTTTAGAGTATCAAATGCTTTATCATCCTCTGTCTTGGCTAGTTTTTCGCCCTCTTTTTTGAGCTTTTTGCCTACTTTCTCCATTTTGTGGATGTTTTCGTCATTTGCCACAAATTCAAGTTTGAACTCTCCAAAATCTACAGGGATGACATTGTCACGTTTTTTGATTACTACCATTTTGATTTTCTCCTACTAATTTTTTAAAACAAAAATAAAAAGGGGAGCGATTGACACTCCCCTCACTTCACATTATCCACCGACTACAGCGGACTGCTTAGGCACTGTATTCCAGCTGATAGTTACCTCAAAGCCCTCATACTCAGAGGCCTCTCCGCCTCCAATTTTGATACCTGAGGCTGTAGCTACTCCGACATATTGAGTCTTATTATCAGACTCTACTACTTTGAACCACACATTGCGGTCATCGCCTGTCTTAAATTCCATAGCTGCAATGATAGCCTGAGCCTCATCCTCTTTGATGTAGTCTCCCTCAAAGCTGTAGCCTTTCTTGACAGATGTGACTACAGTTTTCTTTGTCCCATCGCCATTGTAGTAGGCAATGTCATCTGTTTCCTCATCGTTTTCAACCTCAGCGGTTGTCACTCCATCTGCAAGCCATTTCCAAGCGTCTGACCCTGGCTCTGTGGTAGGTGTAGCTGATGACCAAGGCGCAATATAATGTTTGCGCTTGGCGTTCTTCATTTTTGGCATTTAATTTCCTCCATTTGTTTCTAATTGTGCTGTGACATCCAGCATGTAAATATAAAAACCTTGCTCATCTCGGTCATTAAGAAATGGCTGAGATACTTCAAGGCCTCTGAATTGATATGAGTTATTTTTGCTAGGCAAGGCTAGGTTAAAATCAGCAAGAGCATGATTGATAGCCCACAAAATAGAGCTTGTTTTCTGATGATCAAGAGTCTTGATAGCCACCTCAAAGACAAGGCTGATGTCTTGCTTACCGTTCATGTACTCTTTTAAAATCCTCCCACCTGGCAAAGGATATAGGACTAAATCCTCTTTCTCTGACAAATAGTCAAGTCTACAAGTCAGAGAGAGGTTTAGTGTATTGATGAAATCTCTTAAAACTTCTGAAAAATCGTTATTATTCATGTTTTTACTCCCATTGCAGTCAATCCGACTTTAGCCCACTCACTAGCATGTAGAGCCTCAGCTTTCAAGTCCCAGCGCTTACCAGTTCCTGGTGTGGTATATTTTGAAAATACAAATGTTCTAGCTTTGTTATAACTGGATCCATAAAACTGAGCCCTTGCATAGGGGCCAGGATATCGCACTCCATCCTTAGTAGCCTGACCGCTACCGCTTAGGTCTCCACTCTTACGAGGGATAAAGGGTGTAAAGTCAGTCAACATTTGATTAGCAATAGCTAACTTGCCCTTGGCTAGTGCCTGTGGGGATACTTTCCTCTCTATGCCTTTTAGGTCAACTTTTACAGATACGCTAGTCCCCATCAGATACACTCCACCTCGTAACAAAATACTTTTTGCTTGTGTGGGTAGCTGATAGGGATAACAGATGTCACTCTGTAGTCACGTTCTCCATCGTTGATGATGGCATTTTTAAAGGTGTTATCTAGGACAACTGGACAATGTTTAGGATACACAAATAAGGCGCTAGGTTTAGACTCTGTACGGTTGTTTTGTGTGCCTTGCACTTGATACTGTCTATCAAATCTAACATGTTTAAGGGTCACTGGGCTTTCCATCATATCTTTTCCCCATCCGTCTTTTTCGCCTGTTGTTTTTTGAATAGTAACAGTGTCAATCAATAATCGTTTATCAACGTCTATCATAGCCTACCCCCCTGAACCCAAAACCAGCTCCTTTGAGCACGTTCAAGGCGTCAAGTGATAGATTATACCTAGCACTTTCAAACGATTGCTTAGAGGCGCTCTGATAGCTCACATGAGTCCTACCAAGTGTCACAGTAGAGACTGCTTGCTTATCCTCAGCTGTAGTGATCCCACTAGCGTCTAAATAAGCCACTTGAAATGCTGTAGCAAGTTTGACAGCTTTCTTTCTAGGCTCAAAATCAGTCTCAAAATTCTTAGTGTCATAAAATCCATTAAGAAAGAGATTGATAGCTACCTCAGCCCTCATCAAAATATTCTCAAAGTCATTGACTTCATCAAAACCTAACTCATTATACTCATCTTTTGTCAAGTAAGCGATGATGACCACCTCCTCCATTTTAAGAGGCGGTCTTAATCATCCGCCTCAATTTCTTCTTCAATTTCAGCAGGTACAAAGAATGGACTAAGCTCAGGGTGTGTGATAGCACCTTTGGCGTTGAGCTCAGCGACTACATCCTTGTCCATGCTGTACTCTGTGTCTTTATCAAAGGCTCTCTCATAGCCATTGATATTAAAGACCACATTGGCTGTAGCTTTAAATTTACTCATTTAGCTACTCCTTTGCCTCAAAGCCTTGATTTTTAAAGGCTGCAATCATTACAGGGTCAGTGAGAGTGTACTCAAGCCCGTCCTTAGTCAGAGTGACCTCAGGTTTGACCTCTACTACTTCCTCTGTTGCATTATCTTTAGCCATTGTTTACCTCCTTAGGCTGTTTTGTGAACGTAGATTGCCTTTTTCTTAGCGTCCAAGACAAAAGCGTCATAGCGGATACGCCCCTCAACCAGTTTACCGTTGATACCTGGTGGGTTGTCATGGATTTTGTAGTCTTGCAACTTAACTGGAGATGTAGTAGCTGCTGAGTGAGCGATGACAAACTCAACACCTGTAGGTAGGTAAGTAGTAGGTGTCAACACTACTGGCATACCGTCAATCATACCCATTTGACCCTTGATAGTGATTTCTTGACCAAGGTCAGAGTTTTTGACAAAAGTGTCATCAAGTTTAATCAACTTGTAGAATTTAGGAGACACATGCAAGATACGGCCAGCTGTAGGTACAAGAGCGTCATCAAGTTTAGATTGTCCCTCAAGTACAAGCTCATAAGCATTAGTCTTGTTTACTGTGCCTGTACCAACATGAGTAGTTTCAGCGCCTGCCACAATTTTTGAAAGACGGTACTTATCAATCTCAGGGATGACAACCTCTGAAATTTGACGGGCTAGAGCCTTGCCCTCTGCCATAGCTCCATTTGTTCCTTGTAAAGATTTATTGTCAATCGTGAATGTGAATGAGCGATCTTGAGAGAGAGTCATAGTTTGCACGCTGTTTCCAAGCTCATCAGCTGTGCCGTAGCGATTTTGACCAGTGGTCTTGTAGTCATTCATTGCTGATGTTTCTACTGTGTAGACCTTAACTGTCTCAGCGTCAATGAAATCAAAATCTTGGTTGACAATGTTAGTAGTGAGAGCCTCTCTTGCAAAACGCTCATCAACTTTCTGACTGAATTTTTCTGCGTAGTTTACTGTCATTTATATATTTCCTCTTTTCTTTTTAGTATTATACGCTGTCAAAGCCTGCAAAAAGGGCTTTGTCCTCTGCGCTCAAGCCGTCATCTGCATTACTTGCTGATGGGTTACCTGGGACAGAGATATTAGGATTGGGTTGCTCTTGCACCGTTTGGAAAAGGTAAGGGCTTGACTCTCGGAGTGAGTTGATCGTATCCTCAAGCTGAGGCTTACCATCCTCTCCTAGCTCAATACTGTCTAGGTCAATGAATTTCATCAAGTCCTCTGAGTTATAAGCGCCTACATCTTTCAAAGCAAGGGCAATAGCATTGGTTTTGGTTTCCTGAGCAAGGTTTGCCTCGCTATCCAGCTTATACTGCTCAAATTGAGCCTTGAGTTGCTCAAGCTGTTGCTTGCTTTCCTCACTAGCTCCCTCTTTAGCTTGTAAGTCTTGGATCGCTTGAGTCTGTTGCTCAAGTTGTTGCTTTAATGTCTCATTTTCAGCTTGTAGCTCAGATTTAGCCTGTGATTTTGCATTCTCAATACCTGCACCGTACGCTTGCATGATATTGTCAATCACTGACTTATCCTCGATACCTGCCTCAACTAACATTTCACGTTTAAGACTCATGTCTTAATCCTCCTTTTTACGTCACATGGACAAATTAAGACAGTTTTACGCCATGCTCCAGGGCAAAATGAAAAAACCTGATGGATCCCCATAGGTTTATAGTGGTTTATAGCAATTTATTGCATGAAAAAAGCGCCTAGATTGTTCTAAGCGCTAAGAGATTGCTTTAATTGAGACAATCTCACTTTCAAAGAGAGAAATCTCAGTTGGTTCATCAGGGCTAGGATTGTCAATGAGGATAGTGATTTCATCTTGCTCATCGTTGTCCATTTCGTCAATAAAATCTGTGACAAGCCCTTTAATGATTTTGCCGTCACTGTTTACTACCTGAACTCTTGAGCGTAGGTAGTTCCAAAGTTGTTTACTCATTTACGGTCTCCTTTCCCTTTGATTGTTGGTACAATATGTGCCCCTGTTTTACTGTAATGAATACGGAAATCAGTAGCATTTTCAATAATTTCGCCAGTTCTAGGGTCTATATATGTCCCTATAGGTTTATTTTGTGAAATAATTTCCTGCATTTTGGTTGATTGTGGATCGTACTTGAATTGCCCTGTGCCAGCATACCTGTCAACCAGCGCCTGACATTCTTCTTTAGTGATTGTCAGATAACTTGGCGGAGGTGCCCCTTTTTCTAAGTTTTTTTGGAGATATTTCTCATACCCATTGGTGCCTCTGATGTGGTTCTCAAAATGCTCGTTATTGATTTCTGTCTTAATTATACCACTTTTAATAGCTGATTTAAACTTCTCACGCATTTCTTTTTGTTCTGCTCTGTGTTTCTCCAGCTTTTCAAGTTCTTTTCTGACTTTAATCTCTTTCTTAGCTTGAGTAAATGGGTCATCATAGTATTTCTCTCTAGCATAGTCCCTATGTAGATGAGGATGTTTTCTCAGGTAGCTCCTCATGGCTCCCTGTTTCATCCTAACCTTGCTCTTATACTTATCTATCAGTTCACTATCTCCTAGCTTTTCAGCCACATGAAGGAACTCCTTAGACTTTCTGATAGACCTCTCTAGGGCTCTCTGTTTAGCCTGTACGTTTGCATTTGCTATAGCCTCCTCAGGTGTTAGGTCTTTCAAATAATCGGGCAAATCGGGCTTGTAATTGACCCCTGGGATGTATGGTGTCATCTCATGGGTGCAATTTATACCCTGACAACCTGCTGGATGACCGTAGCCATAATCAGCTAAAGCAAGGATACGCTCTCCAGCCTCAGTTCTAGCAACTCCAGTAGTTACTATCTGATGTTGCAGAGGGGCGCACATCTCTCTTGCTGTGGCCTTTTTGTGATAGTAAAAGGTATCTATACCCATTTCATCAGCTGGAGCCTTTCTGACCTCACGATAGACCCTCCAAGCCGTGGACTTGATGACCTGTCTAGCGTATGTGTCAGCTTTCCACCTTTTACCTTGGCTATCAGTAAATCCGTAAAAGCCTTTTTCAGCCCATTTCATGACTGTGTCAGAGATAGCCTTGTCCGATGTAGTAAGCCCTGTGACCACTTTGGCCACACTTTCCTGTACTATGGACTGATATACCTTTCTGACACTCAATGGTAGAGTGGTATTGATGAGGTTGTCTATTTCTCCCATGGTTTGGTTGACATAAGCAGCTAGATTGGTCTGAATGAGTGAGTTATGACTAAACTCTCCACCCATGGACTCTAGTAGTTGCTCTTTAGTATCCTTGTAGACCTTGTAGCCCTCGTTTTGAATAACATACCTGAGCTGCTCCTCAGCAATCCCTGAGCGCTCTGAAATAAGACTGACATTATCCTCATTAAGGAGCCCCATCTCATTCATTTTCTCAAGTTGCCACAAATAAGGATTTTCTTCCAAGCTAACTGAGCCACGCTCTTTGAGCCTGTCTATTACTTGGTCAAATAAGTCAAGTGTTAGCTGATGATAGATGTCAGCCACGTTGCTTGCGTCAAGCATTAACTGCTCATCATTTAGCTTGATTGGTTTCTTTTTAGTCATACCATACCCACCTCAAAAACCTGTTTGGGGACTTAATAAACAACTTGGCTGGGTTGAGTGGCGGCAAAATAAACCTAAGTAGTTTTTTCATGCTACTCTCCATAGACTAAGACATCCTCAGGGCTACGCTCATCATTTACATGATCAATGACATTGCCATCAATCTCAGCCTTAATTTTTTTGGCTTTCTGAGGTGTCACGTTGAGCACTTTCTCAATAGCCATGACATCCGTACCAAAGCCAGCATTGACTACTTTTATCCAATAGTCAAGCTCAGCGTTTCTGTCAGTAAAGACACCATCATCAAGATTGACGCTGATTTTATCCATCTCAGGGATATTCCCTGAGTATAGTTTGTAAGCCTTGGCAAGCTCTAGCATTGAGATGATGAGCTCTTTTAGTGATTGCTCAACCAGTGAGACAATGCTATTTCTCATCTGATAAGTGTCACTATTCTCAGATACAATCTCTGTGGCTGTTTTCATGCTCTTACCATCAAAGCTAAACATACCAGCTGAGACTCCAATCTGCATTTCAAATAGGCTTAGGCCTTTATTGATTGCTTTGATGTAGTCATCTGAGCGGATTGGTGTAGTAAGGTCTGTGATACCGATACCCTTGTCCATATCCCCTGAGTCAAACTGCTCATAGACATTGTGGCCAGCCTCAAATTCACGCTTGACTACTACATTATCCCCATCCTGATTGTATTCTGCTTTAATCATCTGAGTAGGGACTGCCACTCTACGCTGACCCATCTTGACCTCCCACATAAACTCATCATAAGTGGTATTGAGAAAGTCTATTGTAGTCTTTGCATTGTCAAAGATAGACAAGCCTAGCGGACTGTTAATATCTTTGTTATTCATCCCTGGAGTCTTGAGGTAAGTGAATAGTGGACGGCTCAAGCCATTTAGCTCTACCACTTCCTCTAAATCCTCATAAAGCTCTGACAGTGGCACTCTTGAGCCTACTACATTCTGATTGTCAGACTTATATAGCTCATTAGTGATTGTATATCCGTCCTTGCTCCATTCATGAAACTCAATCAGCGTGTAGTATCTTTGCTTGTTTCCCTCAGCTTTGATGGTCTTAGTCACGATTGCTGCACTAGATACATCCTGAGTGTTGCTTTGCAGTGGCAAAAAGACAGGTGCTTGAATGAATGACACTCGGACACGGTCATCATCTACATAAGGCCTCATAGCAAGACCCCCAAGGGCAAGACAGCTCTCAAGGTAGCGCTCAAAGTTCTTTGTAAATCTATCATTTTGTAGCTGAGACTTGATAAACTTGTCAGCTTGTTCATCATCTAGCTTGATTTCAGCCTGTTCATTAAATACCAGGCTTGCAATTTTCTTGGCAGCGGTACGCCCTACAGGCAAATGATTGAAATCTCTTTTATTTTTGGTACCGTTGCTGTCCAGGTATTCTACCTGTGGATAACGGCCTGAGAAATATCTGACATTCTCTCTGATCCGCTCATACTCTGTGGATGACACTGCTATCTTCGGATGGTCAGTGATATTAGTTAAATTTTGCGCTGTCATCGCATACTTACTCCTTGTAAAAATATCTTTTATCGTTTGGACTAGTCCCATTGTTAGCTCCTTTAGGCTTTTAGTCTCAGCTCTCTAGCGTTGTCTAAGACAAAATACTTAAAACCATCTACTGTGTGGTCATCTTCTTTGATGACTTTAGGGTCATCTGTATTGATGGTCTTGTCATCATATCGGTACATCTTATGCTCCTCAATGAATACCTTGTTATTTTCTGTGTCAAGGTAGTAGAAACGCCCCTCAGCTAGTAAGCTGATGACCATGTCTATCATAGTCTGATTTTTCTTTTTGGCCACTGGGTGCCATCGCTCCCCATAATCTCTGAAATATTGGTTACGCAAAGCCCCCTCAGCACTATCAATAGTCATCTTGAGTTTAGGTACTCTGTACCGTTTCATGACGCTATCTATAAAATCATGTATCATCACAGATAGCTCACTAGGGGCTTTCTTGATGGTCTTGCCAGCTGGGCTGTAGTAGAAAGTGTCTAATAGGATGACCTTACCCTTTGCAGTGAGTCCATAGGCTCCGCAGGTTGTTGCTGATTGCTGGTGTCCTGTATCCATGGCAAATGATATGCCTATCAGCTTATCATCCTCAGGGAGGCTCTGTAGTGGTTTAAAATAGCTCATGTTATAAACATGATTACCAAGTCCGATGACCTCTCCTAGATACATCCACCTGTAATAGTCAGGGTCAGTCTCTTTGTAGCGCTCTATCTTCTCAATCATCTGCCTAGACAAAAAGCCTAGTCTATCATCAAGGTAGGTGCTATGATGTATCATGTAGGTAGGGTCACTTGATTTCTCTGCCACCCACTCATTGATCCAATCATAAGGATTGCGTGGAGGGTTATAAGTGAAATAGACCTTGACCTCTTTACCGTTTGGGAGTTCTTGACGGATGAAAGTATCCTCAACTATGTCAATATCCTCACGGCCTGCAAACTCAGCAAGCTCCTCAAACCATACGGCCATTACATAGCCTTTAGCTATTTTCTGTGACTTAAGTTTCATGGGGTCATCTACACCGTAGAAATAAAAGGCTGTACCTGTCTTGATATGAGTTATCTGTAAGGGAGATTTCCCAAACTTGAACTGATTAGCTAGACCCATCTCATAGATAGCCCACCTTATCTGCTCATATACTGACATTCTCAAGTACTTACCTACTTTGCGCAAGACTACCACATTACCCATAGGGTCATTGATAAAGTCATTGACAAGGTCAATAGAGACCACTGATGACTTAGTAGAGGCACGGCCACCTTTGAGCACTACATGGCTCTTATCAGTGTATAGGACATCATCAAATACTGGGTTAATCAGTTTGGCTAGGTTTAGTGTTACCATCGTACTCACTCCTATCAAATGTAAATCCAGTTATGACTGTATCATCCTCATCATCTGAGCCTAGTTGCGCTTTGAGGTTTTCAATTCTAAGGCGTTGCTCCTCTGTAACAAGTGGAGAGCGTGTAAGCTCGTCATAAGTCTTAATCATGCCTCTAAGCTCAGTCTGAATTCTTGCTATTGCAGCTAAGGCCTTTCCTTGCTTATCCCATGATGTATGAATTTCATAGCTTGCTCCACCTTTTGCCGTGGTAGCTATAAGTATGCTTGTAGTATCCTCAACATCCTGCACATACAGAATACGCTGAGCATGCAAAAGATTAGCATAGGTCAGTGTGATATTTTCCCAAAGGATGTCTATAGGTTGTTTTTCTGAAAGCTCTTGCGCTATCTCATATACCTCTTGAGGAAGATACCTAGCAAACAAACCATGTTTGACAGCGTTGGTATTCCCTTTAGGAGCACCATGCCCTAGAGCGTTTTTACTACCTTTGGGAGCGCCTCTTGGTTTTTTGGAGCGTTCCTTATTTTTCTTTTGGAACGTTCCTTTTATTTTAGGTTCCCATTTGTCTTTACTTTTCCAACCTCGGACAGTGCCAGCTGAAACACCCAAACGCTCAGCAATCTCAATCAGTTCAATGTTTCCATTGTTCTCTGAATAGATTTCAAATGCTTTGTCTCGGTTGGGGTCTCTTGCTCTACCCAAGCCTAAACCTCCTGCTGTTTATTTGTTTTGAAAAATAAAAAAGCCACTCAGAGAGTGACTTAATCTGAGGAGCTACTAACCTCAATTAGAACCAATACTATATTCTTACCTTTACTTATTTATTTTTGTGTAGCTTTTAAAAATGGTAGTGCCTGGACTCGAACCAGGGACAGCCCCCAAAGGAACAACAGCATTTTAGAGAAAGAGACTGTCATCTGTATCACTACCTCAAAGAGGCTTGCGCCTCAATTCATAAGGAGTCTCATCTGCCTCAGCATTTGATACTATCATTTTATCAGATTTTTGTTATCATGCTTGTACCATTACTATCATCTTCTATCAATCCACTAAGTATGATGTTAAGTTCTTTGATAGCTTGCTTTTTTAGCCTGTAGTAGGTAGGAGAGCTTATGCCTCCCATGCTATCACATACATCATCCACATACATCTTATTGATATAAGTCATCCTCAGGATTGTCCGATGTTTAGGGTCTGATAACCTGTTGATGAGTCTACTTAGTTCTAGCTTTCTATCTATGATGACTTTAGTATCTTTTTCAATCTCATCTTTCATTGTGATTAGTTGAGTATAGACATCATCAATCTTTCTGACTTTGCCACTTTGGACTTTGACATCTGTCCATTTAGGGCTTGAGAGTAGACCAGCCTCAAGCTCATTGATTTCATCTATACGGCTTTGAATATCTAAGTCTAAATGCTGTAGCTCTTTTAAGAGCTCTGTTGCTCTATCCACTCTCATTACTCCTTTTACATGACATCATTCAAAATTTTTAAAGTATCCTCGTATCTCAGAGCGACCCTTACTCTTTCCTCATCATATCCAAGTCCAAAAAGTTTTGGGACTTTGAAATAAATGATTGTACAGCCGTCATGATACCTAGTAACCGTGTAGATATGCTTGAGCATTTCTTTTCTAAGGGATATGTTAGGAAAGACTACAAGCTCTAGCTTATCTTCTTTAGTTGTTTTCTTTGCTTTTACAGTTCCTGAATACGGATATTTTTTAGGTCTCATTCTTCAACCTCCAAAAGTTCCGGATTTTCGTAAATATTGCCTTGGAGGTACACATTACAATTCTCAATACAGTCAAATAGATTATCCCAGACTTCTTTTTCTGTGCGTATATCTAACAATTTAAACATACCTTTATCAAAGATAATCTTTGCTCTTCCACTATCTTCAAATTCGTCCCAATACGTCCAAAGAATAATATCTCCTTCAAAAATCTCCTCATCAAGTTCATCTTTAAGTCCTGTTGACTGCATGAGGTTAAGGTCATTATTTACAATCCATTCGTTAGCCTCAGAATCTTCATCCTGTATCCAAATTTTTCCATCACAGACCATCACTTCGTCTGGTTGGTACATATGACTTAACGAGCCACTGTCATACGCTCTAAATCTTGGTATCATTCCGTTACCTCCTCTAAATAATCTTACCATCAAAGACAAGCGTGATTGTGCCTGTGCCGTCTTTGTTATCAGATACCAGTGCACGGCACGCTCCACTGTATTCAACTCCCTCAATCGTGATACTACGTTGAGTCTTGTTTACATGAATAATGGTATCGTCTTTTGTTTTAATTCTCATGTTTGCCTCATTTCTTCAAATACTCAGGCATGTCATCGCCTACTTTCAGGCTCTCATATTGAGATTTACTTACTAGAAATTTTCCGTAAGAGGCCACAGTGACCGTATGGCGCCCCTCAATGATTTCCTTGTCTACTATCTTGCCATCAATTTCAGCGCCTGCATTGTCCACCTTATAGATGATTATGGGAGCTTTTGTAAGCTGTGTTTGCTGTGTTTTGTGGACAAAAACTCCACCAGCAAGTGATAGGATAGCAATTATCAAGACTTCTAAAAATGAGAATTTCATATCTCTGATTATATCTATCAAGTTTTCCATTTCATGACCTCAATTTCTACCTCTATTCTTGGATTTAGGCTGTAAAATTTGCCTACATCATGCAAAGCTATCTGACCATCATCTTTGAATACAATTCCTGACATGCTGTCATTTTAGGGTCATCATAAGCTCTCCCTTGCCGTGTAAATCTTGGCCGTGATTGTGGCTTAGGCTCAATGTTTAGAGTTAATTTCATTTAGCTATTTTCCTTTAAAAATTCATTATAAACTTTAGAGAAAATCTCTACTACTAGCTTTTGTGGGATGTTTGACCTCTCATTATACGAACCTGAAAACTCTCTTTTAAAATCCAATTCATTCGGTATTTTCTCGTTTTTTAATTTCAAATCAATGTTCCCACTAAACCGTGTAGGTTTGCTTATAGGATAATCATAATTGTTATATCTTGTATGGTTTTCATAAGGCAACTTAAAGCCTAGTACAACCTCGATATATTCCCACAATCTACCATAAGCAGGATTTTCAATTATCCAAAATTTTGGCTTATATCGTTTTATGATTTCAACTGTGTTGAAAGCACACAACTCTCCATTGATCCGTTTCATAAGTTGTTTATCTGGATGAAATTGATAATTTTCAAAATCACTAGCATATCTTATAGTAAACTTTGAAAGAGGTATTTGAGGTTCAAACAATCCATCCCCTTGCTCTTGTTTCCAACAAGCATTACCTCTATCCATAGCGCTAGCAACACTCCAACTTTCACAAGGCGGGCTTGCTATAATCAAGTCAGGTTTTGGCAACTTGTCAAGTGTTTCAAAAAGGGCATTATTTCCAAAAAGTCTGCTATAATCAGCAAGGTTTAGATTTATAAAGTGATTATTCTTTTTTTCAATATCTATCCCTATCGGGTATATTTCAATGTTCGCCCCCCCCGAACTATTCAGGGCGTTTACGCCTTTTGTATAGCTGCCGTTCCCACTATCAAACAATGCCCAGACAGTCATTTTTCTATCTGTCATCAATACCCCCTAGAATGGCAAATCATCATCTGAAATATCAAGCGGATTTGTAACCCCTTGCTGATTGTTATTTCTTGCAAAGTTAGGGGCTGCATTTTGTTGAGCTTGCCCTTGATTATCTCCCTTACTTTCCAAAAGCTGGAACCGCTCAGCGACTACTTCGGTCACATATCGACGCTGACCGTCTTTTTCATAAGACCTCACTTGTAAGCGCCCTGTGAGGCCAATAAGTGAGCCCTTGCTACAATACTGAGCAATGATGTCAGCTGTGCCTCTCCATGCCTGAAATTGGATAAAATCAGCCTCACGGTCTCCATTTTCATTCTTGAAATTGCGATTGACTGCAAGTGTGCCCTGCAAGCTAGATACATTGTTAGGCGTTTTTCGTAGGTCAGGAGGCGCTACAAGCCTCCCTATCAGTGTTACATTATTTATCATTTACTTTCCTCCCTGGATTGTGCCACCATTTCAGCAGCTCATCCTGATTGTCTTTGATATATCGTTCAAATTCCTCAAATTGTAGAATAGCCCATCTTAATCTGTGCATATCCTCTCCAGCTTTTGAGCAAAAGCCACAAATTTTGAATACTGGCTCAAGATTATTGATAATTTCCAAGACTTGTCCATCAAGATTCCATACATCATCTTGCTCTATCTTGAAATCTAAAATAAACTCATCTCCTAAGCCATGGATGACTTGTAATCTCTTACCGTCTGAGTAGATTGAAATACTGTCAGATACTTTTCTAATCTCCATATTTACCACCCGTTCTGCTCATTGAGCTCATCCTGTGTCAAAGGTTCGATACGTTGATAACCACTAACCTTGTAATTATGCTTGACTGTGTATCCAGCCTGCTCAAGCGTAGCTTTGAAATGGTCTTTATCAGCTGTGTCTACAAGATATACCTCTAAAGTCATTTTTTGGGTATATCGTTTTAAGCTATTTTCAGCCTCTCTGAGAGCGTTATGCTCATTTCGGGATAATTCCCCACCGTCCAAGATTTCGCCTGTCTCAGGGTCAAATTTTGGGGTCTCTGTTGATTTTGGCTGACTAGCTTGTTCAAGTTCTTGTCTTGCACGTTCAAGCTCTTGTTTTTGCTTTTGAAACTCATAATCAGCTTTAATTTGCTCAAAGACCTCAGCAAGGGTCAAGTCTCTTAACATTCTGATATAAGGAGAGTCAGTCATCCCATACTCCGCACAGAGGCCTGAAATAGCTGATTTAGATTTCTCAAGCTCTTGCTGTTTCTGAAATTCAAACGTAACCATGTCATCAAGGCTTTTCATAGTTGCTTTTTTGAGCGTCATCCCATCTGCCATGAAATCACTAGACTTGATGTATTCTGTAGCTTTCTCATCAAAGACTCTAGGGTCTATCATGTACTCAGCTGACTTGTTTGAGATGTATGCCTTGACTGTATCCAGTCTGACCATCTTTTGATGGTTTTCAAATTCTTTGACATCTACATCAATTTTTTCAATGATGTCTTTTAATGGCTGGATGGCTTGCTTGATGTACTTATCAAACTCATCAGCAGGCTCTGAAAGTATTTTCTTGTTACGAATACGCTCATCAGAGACTTGCTTGTCTAGTTTGCGTAGATTGGCAAGTACTTGCTTGTCATCCTTGATGGTTGAGGCCGTGACCGTGTAGTTTTGATACTTAGTCACTACCTCATTGATATTCTGTTCAAATTTCTCACGATCAATGATTTCAACCTGTGCCTGTGTTACTTTTACCTGTAATTCTTGCATGTTGTCCTCCTAATATTCAAGTTCACTGCCTAGCAACTCGCCCTGGATTGGCTCCTCACTTTGAGCAGGTTCAGGATCTGTGTGGGCTTGCTCTTTGTTAAATTGCTCAATCTGAGCCATCTTGCGTGCAATTACATCCTCTTTGCTCTCTTGAGGTGTGACGTCTTTAGGTGTGTTATCCAGCTGAATTTCATCAGCCTCATAGCTCGCTCCAAGCTCAGCAGGGAACGCCTCACGGTAAGCTGACACTAGAGCTACTTTCCGTATCATGACACAAGGCATAGTATCCCAGTTATTCTCACCTATTGGCTTGCCGTATGAGTTCATCACTGGATAAGTAACATCTTTCCCCTGTTGTGTCAGTTCCTTAACTCTTGCACGTATTTTAGAATTGTCATACTCCTCAAAAGATACTTCTGTTTCCGTTGGGTAAGTACGGTCTTTGCGGTACACCTTGGCCCAACCGCCAAGAATTTCAGCGCCTTTAGGAATAAATGCTCCTTTTGAGTATTTAATTTCACCGTCCAACAGATAGATTACGCCTGCCTCTTTACCATCAAATTGTGGATGACTATCTGCTTTCTTTTCAAAAGCTGATTTGGCAGTGACTATCTGGGCTGGCTGAGTGCCATACTTGATAAAATAAATTTCTTTTGTAAATGGATTGAGGTTTTGGGCTTTGGCTTGAGCTATAAAATAGGCAAGCTCCTCATCACTAGCTTTTCCTTGCGGGTCAAGATACTTTCTGATAATGCCGCTATTAAGTAGCTGAGGGTTAGTCAGAAAGTCCCCTTTTGCTTCTACAAGTTGATTGTTTGTCATTTTCTTCTACCTTTCGTTGTGTTCTCTATTCATAGGCTAGCAATCTCCTACATAAATCCATTGACCAGCGCTGAAAACCCAATCAGCTGGGTCACGTTCTTCCATTGGTTCAGGAGGTTGCAAGTAATCACGGTCATAGTCAAAGGTGCCAAATAGTCCTCTGTCCATGTGCCACCTCCTACCCTGCCATGTCTTGATAGACCTGAATTAGTTTCTGTTGCTCAAAGATTTTTTCAGAGTACCCTTGACATTGTCTACCTAGTGACATGTTATCCTGTGATAGCTCATTTAGTAGCTCGTTTTTGAGTTTGATTTCTTCTCTTAGTAGTTGATTTTCAATCTGCAAGGCTCTCACATCAATTAGATTGCTCTTTTCTTGTCTTGGCTCTTGGATTGGCTCGTCTGCCAAGATTTCATCTAGTCCTAGAAATTCTTTGAATTTATTCCACATTATCCTTATTCCTCCTCATCACTTTCTGCCATATTTTTCTCAATAGCCTCTTTTGGACTCATACCATTCAATACATCCTTGATAGTATGTGAGACGTCATGAATTGTGTTCATTGAGAGTTTTAGCTCATCAGGTAAGTCTAAAAATTTTGCAGTAAACAATCCAAGCATGGACAATTTATGTAAATCCTCTTGTAGCTGTTCGATACGTTCAATCTTTTCTTGTTGTTGTTTGATGAGTTCTTTATCAGTCATGATTTTATACTCTCTTTCTTTTATTTATATTAGTAGTAGTTTGTTGTTTTATTAGTACTTATTATTAAGTTAGTACTTGTTATATAATTAGTATTTATTAGAGGGCAATTTTACACATGGCAATTTTACACATGGCAATTTTACACATGGCAATATTTTCCAACTGTATTTTTTAAGTTGTCCCCTTGCCTGTGGATAACTCCCTCTCTAAATTCTCTTTTAAATATTCAAAGTAGCTGTCAGAGATAGGCACATCTGAAAAAAATCTGTGGACTGTGACACCCTTACCTCTACCCATTCCTAAGCGATAGACTCTCAGGTATCCAGTTTTTTCTAAAAGTTTGAAATGCTCATCCACAGTACGCCTACTAATTCCTAGACGCTTTGCAATTTCCTCAGGATAGACTACCCAGTCAGCTCTATTGGTCAAGATTACAGCTAAAATTCCAATCGTGGCTGGTTTTAGTTGCTTGTCTTGAGTGAAAGCATTATTGAGTGATGTGTAGTTTTCGTGGGTGTTCCTGATTATATACTGCATACCTCATATTGTGTCCCCTCTCTCTAAAATTCTTGGCTGTGTGTACCTAAAATGATGTCATAGTATGAATGTCCAGCAGGGATTGTGTATCCTGACAGATTGTCAACCTGTGAGCCATCTGCCATGATATTTACTATCCGTGGTCTCCATTCCTTTTTTTGTGATTTCATGGTATAATTACCTCATAAGTTATTTTTCTAGCTCTCAAATGGATTAGCCGTCATTTGAGGGCTTTTTTGTTAAACTGTCAAAAGTTCCTGATTTAGAAACTTGTTAATAAAGTACTGTTGACCCTTACCAGTGACAAGTGGTGTCTTGCTAACTGTGATGTGGCCGTCAGCGTGTGTGATACTGGTTTCTTTGACTCTGATGAGTCCCATATCTACGCTCTTTTGTGTAGGCATGTTCCAGTCACGCCCATTGCGCTTGATGAGGTATCCGTGAGCTCTAAGCCAATTAAACAAGCGATTAGCTCCCATGTCTACTCCATTCTGTTTGAGTAGCTTAGCAAGCTCTCCAACCAGGATAGATGTGTGACTTGCACTTACTGCCTCAGCAAAGAGTACTTTGGGACGATCAGCCTCAATCTGAGCCTCCAGCTTGTGGACTTTCTTGTCAGCCATGAGCAATGCTCTTGCCATGATTTTCTCAGGGCTATTGAAATCCTTTTCCACTTGTATAAAGTATTGTCTGACCTCTGCCCCTTTAATTGTCCTAGACATCATTGCCAACTGTTTGGCCATATCTAAACTTAAAGCATAATCTTGTAGAGGTTTGATAGCCCCATTATTTACAACTGTACCCGTTTGAACACTTGTAAAATCTTCATTTTCTATGAATAGTTTTGAATTTGTTTCAAACCAAGCACTAAACCTCTTTTTAACATCTAGTGTCTGATGTAATTGTCTAGCTGACACCACTGGCTCATGGTTGTCATTAAGTGTTACGTTTATGAGTTCGTTCATCTGTGCTCCTTTCTTTGTTGTTGTTTTCGCAACTTTTTGAGTAAAAAAATATTGCTAGAAATCCTCCATCTTGACGCCTAGCAACTCTGCCAGCTTGCTTGCCTCTGAGAATGTAAAATCTCGCCCTTTATATCGGTTAAGTTTTACACTCAGAGTAGACTTATCCATCCCTAACTTGTCAGCAATATCATTCTGTTTCAATCCTTTTGAGACAATGATACCCTTTAAATTATGGTATGGTTTATCTAATTCCAATACACCTGCCATAGACATCTCCTTTCTTTTTAGTTGCGTTTTCGCAACTTGGTTATAAGCCTATTATACTCTTTTAATTTTCGTTGTCAACAACTTTTTTTATTTTTTTTAAAAAAATTTGTGTTTTCGCAACTTTTATGGTATTCTATCTATAGAAAAGGAGCAACAACAATGATAGGAAATAAAATAAAAGAGCTTAGAAAAAGCCATAATCTAACTCTTGAAGAGTTAGCGGATATATTGAACAAGGAATATCCTGACACTATCAACTTTAATAAGGGTAAAATTTCAAAATGGGAGAATAATAGAGAAGAACCTAGACTCTCATCTGTCAAAATCCTTGCTGATTTCTTTGATGTCCCTTTAGATTATTTTAACGGGATTGATTTAGATCAGGCTGAGATCTTACCCGTCTATAGCAAACTCTCAAGAGATAGACAAGAAAAAGTCTTGGATTATGCTCAGGCTCAACTTGAGGAGCAAGAGAGTGCTACCCCTCTATCCATTTTTGAAAAGTCTCAGGAAGATTTTGTCACAGCTTATGTTGAGGGTTTAGTAGCTGCAGGTCATGGAACTTTTCAAGAGGATAACTTACACATGGAAGTCAAGCTCAGAGCTGAGGATGTGCCTGAAAGTTATGACACAATCGCTAAGGTTGCAGGGGACTCCATGGAACCTCTTATAGATGACAATGACCTACTTTTCATCAAGGTCACTAGTCAGATTGATGTCAACTCTATTGGTATTTTTCAGGTAAATGGCAAGAATTTTGTTAAAAAGCTAAAAAGAGATTATGATGGCTCTTGGTACTTACAAAGTCTAAATAATAGCTACGAAGAAATCCATCTAACAGAAAATGACGACATCCGCACAATCGGGGAAGTCGTAGATATTTATAAAGTTTAAAAAATTTAGCACAATTAAGAAAGGAAATATAAAATAATGGCTAAATATGTAAAACGTTGTCCCAAATGTGGAAGTGAAGAAATTGAGTATATGATGCAGGAACGTAAAACTTTCAATGGTTGCATAGGATGTATTGGGTGGCTTATCGCTTGGCCATTTGTTCTGCTTGGATTTGTGGGTAAAAAAGGGAAACACAACTGGCACTGTCGCAACTGTGGATGTGTCTTTAAATCTAAGAAATAAAAAAAACCCCACGCTCTCAAACTTTGGCGAGTCTGAGCGTGAGGCGTGTGACAGGAAAAGATTGTCATGGAGATAACCTCTCATGATGTCTTTTCTTGTACCTATTTTATCAAAAAGGGGGTACAAAAGCAATGAAATCAACAAATAAAGTGGCCATCTATGTCAGGGTATCCACTACCTCACAGGCTGAGGAGGGGTACTCGATAGAAGAGCAGATAGACAAATTAGAGTCCTACTGTAAAATTAAGGACTGGACGGTTTACAAGGTCTATACTGATGGAGGTTTTTCAGGCTCTAATACTGAGAGGCCTGCACTAGAGAGGCTTATCAAAGACGCTGACAAAAAGAAATTTGATACAGTTCTAGTTTATAAGCTAGACCGCCTCAGCCGTAGTCAGAAAGATACACTATTCCTGATTGAGGATGTATTCATCAAGAATGGGATTGAATTTCTGAGCTTGCAAGAGAATTTTGACACCTCTACACCGTTTGGAAAAGCCATGATCGGCCTCTTGAGTGTCTTTGCTCAGCTTGAGAGGGAGCAAATCAAGGAACGCATGCAGCTTGGTAAGTTAGGACGTGCCAAGGCTGGAAAGTCCATGATGTGGGCTATAACGTCATACGGCTATGATTATCACAAAGAAACAGGCACCATGACCATCAACCCAGTCCAGTCACTAGCTATCAAATTCATTTTTGAGAGTTACCTGTCAGGTAGATCAATCACTAAGCTCAGAGATGACCTTAATGAGAAATATCCAAAAGAAAAACCTTGGAACTACAGGGCTGTCAGAAAAATCCTAGACAATCCTGTCTACTGTGGATATAATCAATACCTGGGAGAAATCTACAAGGGCAATCATGAGCCTATTATCTCAAAAGAAACCTATGACAAGACACAGGAAGAACTAAAGATCAGACAAAGGACGGCACTTGAAAACTTAAATCCTCGGCCATTTCAGGCAAAGTATATGCTGTCAGGTATCGCCCAATGTGGCTACTGTCTAGCGCCTCTAAAAATACTCATGGGGATGTATCGCAAAGATGGGACTAGGCTTGTAAAATATGAGTGCCATCAAAGGCACCCTAGAAAGTTGAGAGGAGTCACTACCTACAATGATAACAAGAAATGTGACTCAGGTTTTTATCTCAAGGACGACCTTGAGGCCTTTGTCTTAAAAGAGGTCAATAAGTTACAACATGACTCTGAATACTTAGAGACAATCTTCTCAGACAATCGCAAAGAGTCCATAGACCGTGAAAGCTATCAGAAACAGATTAGAGAGCTCTCTAAAAAACTGAGCAGGCTCAATGACCTCTACATAGATGACAGAATTACACTGGAAGAATTACAAAGCAAGTCAAGCGAATTTCTAAGCATGAGAGCCTTGCTAGAAAAAGAGCTAGAGAATGACCCAGCTCTCAAACAAGAGGAGTCTAAGAATACAATCAAACGTGAATTAAGCAAGGGAGACATCTCAAAGATGGACTACGAGTCTCAGAAAGCCATAGTCAGATCCTTAGTCAAGAAAGTCCAGGTCACAGCTGAAAGCATTGTCATCAAGTGGAGGATATAGAGAGAGTTTTACTATCCCTCATTTCAATCAAGGATACTAAAATTACTTATCAAAAGTACTTTCAGAGAAACAAAAAAAACCGCTCAGTTTTTGAGCGG